AAGACGCAGACTTAGAATTATTAATTTATTTAGATTGTAAAGGAAGATTTACACGAAACGATTTTATCAACGGAGTTTATACATACTCATGGGATAAAGCAAGATGGGAGAGATTAAAAAGAGAAGGTTGGATAGAAACTTGGAGACATAGGAATAGAACAACTATTATGTACTCTGTATTTAAAACTTCTTTTAAATGCTCTCAAATGATAAGTAGAATTTACAGAATACTTCTAGGTGAGGAAGATCTTCCTACATCAGAAAGAAGTGTATTTTATAATAACAAGTCATATACAGATAAAGTTTATAATAAAGCTATAGATGATATGATTAAAGATAAAGACAGATAACATGCCAAACAAAAAAAAGAAACGTAGAATAAGCAAGGAACAGCAAGAAAGAAATGAAAGGTTTAAGAAGTTTGACAATGATCTAATAAAAAAAGAATTTGAAGGAAGAATAACAGACCCATTTTTAAACCATGATGTTCCGCGTAAAATGATGGTCAACGAGCCTAAGCTGCTTGATTCAAAAGTAACAATACCTAAAAGGCTTAAAAAAATAAGAAAAAAATCAAAAGTTAAAAAAGCTATAGACAAAGTATCAAGTTTTTTTACAATGAAATACCAAGGAAACAATAGTGCTTTTCCTTTTAAATCTGCTACTACAAAAAATTATAAGAAAGGATACTACGGTGCATAATGGGATTTAAACTCGGTAAAAATAGAGGATTAGAAGCTAGCAATGGTGAAATCAAAACAAAAATGCGTTTTGGTAAGCAAGCTGGAGATGTAGGTTCTGTACCTGGTACACCTGTTATTAGAGTGCCTTTAGATGAAGGAATAATGGGTGAGGCTAATATGGATGGTAGCATATATGTTAATGAAAATATAATACCTGGCAGTCGTGAAGATAAGCAAGTGATAAACCACGAGATGAGACACTCTACAGATATGAGAATAGGAAAACTAGCATATACAGATGATTATATATCGTACAACGGTGAAAAGTTTGAAAGACGTGATATAAATGGTAAAGACATGATAATGGTAGACGGAGAGTGGAAAGAGGCTGGTGACACTGGTTTTCCGTGGGAAAAAGAAGCAAACAATGGAGATATTTAAAGATAATAACGATTATAATGAAAAATCTGTTATAGGATTTTTAGCATTTGCAATAATGTGTGTGATTATGTTAGTGGATGTAATAACAGGTTATTTTGGTAAAGACCTAGTAATTAATGAATTTATATATGATTCATTTGTATTTGTAGTGATTGGTTGCTTCGGTATAAGTGGATTAGAGAAATTCGCAAAAAAGAAATAAAATGGCTTTATTAACTACAATAGCTGGTATACCACTTTACACTACTACTCAAGAAGCTTTATCTTGGGCGGCTCAAAATGGATTAAGCGGGTATCACATTCATAACTGGCAAGGACAAGTAGGCTACATGGGTGGTACTAGCCACATAGAAGCAACTGGTTTACCAATGAACAGTAATGCACCACCATCACAAAGTAATAACACTGGAGGCGGAGGTTCTGGTTATTAAAAAATATTAAAATGAAAAAATGTCCTAAGTGTAAAAAATTTAAAAAAAATTGTAAATGTTAGGTAAATTATTTAGCGGTGGAGCCGCGGAACTAGTAAAGGGTGTAGGTGGTGTTATAGATAACTTACACACTTCAGATGAAGAAAAACTTGCTGCAGAGCAGAAAGTAAAAGAATTAATTGCTAACTACGAAATAGAAATGGAAAAAAACATCACTAGTCGTTGGCAAGCGGATTTAAAGTCAGACTCATGGCTTAGTAAAAATGTTAGACCTATGGTTTTAATATTTTTAATAGTATGTACAATGTTATTAATATTTATAGACGCAGGCGCTATAAAGTTCGACGTTAAAGATACATGGGTAGATTTATTACAATTAGTATTAATAACTGTGATCGGTGCTTATTTTGGCGGACGATCATTTGAAAAAACAAAAAAATAAAATTATGGGAATAAATTCAACAGAAGTCTCTTACGGCTTTGGACAAATGGGTAGCATATTTAACGATAGTGCGAACCCTATGTTTCCACCAACAGGAAAAGTATTTGTAGCTGTTCAATTTTTAGAAGACACAGCTTTAGAAGCTCATGGTGGTTTAGTTGCAGAGCAAGACTCAGCAAATGGTTTAGAGTTTATATCTACTGAAGACGCTAGCGGCAATGCACAAACAGCTCACGACGTCGCGCATGATGGTACAGTTACTGCTGTTACCGGCGCTGGTGGTTTAGTAGTAGATAATAGTAACACTATTCCAAAAGGAACTATTATATATGGTAGATTTACTAGAATAGAAGCTACTACTTCTAAAATGATAATTGGATATTTAGGCGACTAATGTTAGGATTAGGAGCTAGCATAGTAACAGGTGGCGCACCATCAGAGTGGACACCAGCAAGTTTATCAAACTTAACATTGTGGCTAAAGTTTAATCAAAATATTACTGCGGATCAAGACAATTCGGGCGATAGTTCGTCAGTCGATCATAGTACCGCTGCTGGTAACATGGGGGATGAAGACCGAATTAATGCTTGGAATGCTTTTGGTAACACTAGTATAAATGCGGTTCAAGACGTCTATGGAGACAAACCTCTTTGGGAAACAGATGCTGCTGATGCTGGAGGTATAAAGCTACACAATGCTATTAAGTTTATGGATCTTTCTGCAAATGTTGTTTTAGATGCGAATACAGATTTTACAATAGCTTTAAGGTTTAAATGCACTAACTTTAGCCAATCTCGTGGTCTTATGGGTAGTGGTGCTACCGAGTTTTTAAGATTAAATAACAATACCACTTTAAGGGCTAAAATAAATGGTACAAATAGAGATTTTGCGTTAGCCAGTGGAAACATGGCAACTGATGAGTATTATACACTTCTTATTGTTAGAAGTGATGGTTCTACAGGAAATTTAAACGTGTTTATTAGAGGAAACGAATCTTTAGACGGCACCGCAACAGGAACACAAGTAGGTAGTCAGTTAACAGACGCTGGTGAAATAACAATAAGTGATATAGGGGCAACTACAGATACTGGGGGTGCTGGTGCAAATAATGATAGTGGTAACTTTCAAGGTTTTTTCAAAGACGTACTTATGTGGGATGGAACCGCTGCTAGCTCAGGAGATAGAAAAGAAATATTTGACTATATAGAAGGACAATAAAATAAAATTAACTTAAATTAAATAAAAATGGCAAAAAAAGAAAAGATAGTAGACTTAAAGTCTAAACCAGAAAAAGTAACTGACAATCAACTAGAAAGAATTCAAAATACAGTAAATAGTATTAATGCTTCTACTTTAGAAATAGGACGTATGGAGCTTCAAAAACACGAAATATCACATCGTATAGCTGGTTTTAAAGATGAATTAGTACTGCTTCAAGATGAACTGCAAAAAGAATACGGCACAACAGATGTTGATTTGAGAAACGGAACAATAAATTATCCAGAAAATGGCGAAGCTGATAAGAAAGATTAGTGTAGGTAAAGATTATAAAAACGACGCTATGCACTACGCTGTTGGTCAAGAGGTTTACGGTGGACATACTATTTGTGATATATTAGAAGAAGATGACAAGTACTCTATTTATATTAGAAAAAATAAAAATGTATTACCTTGGAAAGATTTTAACAAGAACATGGCTGTATCTGTAGAATATAATCTCGAATACTAATGAAAAGCGTTCACAACTTTGTTGTAACGCCAAAAGGGGAAAGATATAACAATAAAACAAAAGTTGGTGATTCAGAGTTAATACTTAACACTGAAATATTTAACCACCAATATATAAATAGAGAAGCTAAAGTTATATCAATACCAATTGTTGGTGATACAAATATAAAAGCAGGAGATACAGTTATAGTACATCACAATGTTTTTCGTAGGTGGCATAACGTAAAAGGTATTGAAAAAAATAGTAGGGCTTATTTTAATGAATCTACTTATTTTATAAACCACGATCAAATTTTTTTATACAAAAGAAAAAACAAGTGGATAGCTCCAAAAGGTTATTGTTTTGTAAAACCTTTGAAAGCAATAGATCAATTTAATATTGAATCTGAAAAGCCATTACAAGGTATTGTCAAATATTCAGACGGTACAGTAGAGGTTAATGATTTAGTTGGTTTTAGACCAAGTAGTCAATACGAGTTTGTCGTTGATAACGAAAGACTATATCGAGTTTTATCTAATTTTATTACAATCAAATATGAATATCAAGGAGACGAAGAAGAATATAATCCAAGCTGGGCATAAAGCAGTTGAAGAACTAATTAAAGTAGCAAAAGAAGCAATTGTAGATTCAGACGATGATATATCAGCAGATAGACTTAAAAACGCAGCGGCCACTAAAAAACTAGCTATATTTGATGCGTTTGAAATACTTAACAGAATTCAAGAAGAAGAAAACTTACTTGAAGGCAGATTACCTGAAGATAAAAAAGAAAAAGTATTTAAAGGATTTGCAGAAGGAAGATCTAAGTAATGTACGAGCAGAATTTAGTTAAAACAATAAAACCTATTAAAAAAACGACTATTAGTCGTCTTAATAAATCTAAAAAATGGAAATATGGATACAATAAAGAACATGATATCGTCATTATCTCTAAAACTGGAAAAATTGGCGAAGTGGTTGAAATACAAAATTTGCGTATCGGCTTGCCGATGGAACCAATGCGAGTGCACGTGCACAAATCCTCTAGATGGCAAAAAATAGAATACCCAAAAGAACTAAGTAAACTTAAAAATATATTTGACTGGAAATCATATCCTGAAAGTAATAAAGAAAAGTGGTACGACTATATAGACGAAGAATTTAAACGTAGAGAAGAAGGGTTTTGGTTTATGAACAACAATAAGCCAACGTATATAACGGGTGCCCACTACATGTACCTTCAATGGAGTAAAATAGATGTAGGCGCACCTGACTTTAGAGAAGCAAATAGATTGTTTTTTATATTCTGGGAAGCTTGTAAAGCAGATAAAAGATGCTATGGTATGTGTTATTTAAAGAACAGAAGATCAGGGTTTTCGTTTATGTCATCTGCAGAAACAGTTAATTTAGCTACTCTTGCGAGTGATAGTAGATATGGTATACTTTCTAAAACTGGTTCTGATGCTAAAAAAATGTTTACTGACAAAGTGGTACCTATTAGTATTAACTACCCGTTTTTTTTTAAACCTATTCAAGATGGTATGGATCGTCCTAAGTCAGAACTTGCCTATAGAGTGCCTGCTAGTAAGTTTACAAGAAAAAAAATAACAGCTAACGAAAAGTTAGAAGAAATAAAAGGGCTAGATACTACAATAGATTGGAAGAACACGGGTGACAATAGTTATGATGGTGAAAAACTTAATTTACTAGTGCATGATGAAAGCGGTAAATGGGAAAGACCTGATAATATACTAAACAACTGGAGGGTTACAAAGACATGTTTAAGATTAGGTAGTAGAATTATAGGAAAGTGTATGATGGGATCAACTTCAAACGCTTTAGACAAAGGTGGTGATAACTTTAAAAAATTATATAATGCATCAGATGTCACTAAACGAAATAAAAATGGTCAAACAAAATCTGGTTTATACTCTTTGTTTATCCCAATGGAATGGAACTACGAAGGATTTATTGACGAGCACGGAGTTCCAGTATTCACTACTCCTAACGCAGATGTGTTTGCCCCAGACGGTGAACTGATAGATGTAGGCGTAATAGATAGCTGGCAAAACGAAGTAGACGGGCTTAAAGATGACCAAGACGCTTTAAATGAGTTTTATAGACAATTCCCAAGAACTGAAGAGCATGCTTTTCGTGACGAAACAAAAAATAGTATATTTAATTTAGTAAAAATATACGAACAAATAGATTACAACGAAGAAATGTCTAGAACACTTGGTATTACAACTGGTAATTTTCAATGGGTAAACGGTATAAAAGATTCTCAAGTTATATTTTATCCAGATAAAAAAGGAAGATTTAAAGTTAGTTGGGTACCACCTCAACAGCTACAAAATAGAGTAATATTGAAAAATGGTGTAAAACATCCTGGTAATGAACACGTAGGTGCATTTGGTTGTGACTCTTACGATATATCGGGAACTGTAGATGGTCAAGGTTCTAAAGGAGCATTACACGGCCTAACCAAGTTTAGCATGGAAGACGCTCCTGCGAATAGCTTTTTTTTAGAATACTTATCAAGACCACCTACAGCTGAAATATTCTTTGAAGACGTATTAATGGCGTTAGTGTTTTATGGTATGCCAATACTAGCAGAAAATAATAAACCTAGGCTTTTATATTATTTAAGGCGTAGGGGTTATAGAGGTTTTAGTATGAATAGGCCTGATAAAATTTGGAATAAATTATCTGTAGCAGAAAAAGAAGTTGGAGGCATGCCAAACTCAAGTGAAGATATAAAGCAAGCACACGCTGCTGCTATTGAAATGTATATTCAAGACCACGTTGGTATGAATCAAGATGGAACATTTGGTGATTTGTACTTTAATGACTTGTTAAACGACTGGAGTAGATTTGATATTACGAAAAGAACAAAGTTTGATGCAACTATAAGTAGTGGTTTAGCTATAATGGCTAACAACAGACACTTATATGCTCCAAACGCTAAGGTTGAAAAACCTAAACTAAATATAAACATTTCTAAGTATACTAATACTGGAACTAATTCACAAATAATTAAATAATAAATATGGCAGAGTATGGCATTAAAAGTTATTTCCCAAGTCAAACTGTAAGTGATGCTGAAAAGTTAAGCTATGATTATGGTTTAAAAGTAGGCAAAGCAATACAAACAGAATGGTTTAATGATAATAGAAATCTTAATAAATATAAGAATAACTATAATAATTTTCATAATTTAAGACTATACGCTAGAGGCGAACAGTCTATACAAAAATACAAGGATGAGTTATCTATAAATGGTGATTTGTCCTATTTAAATTTAGATTGGACACCAGTTCCAATTATACCTAAATTTGTAGATATAGTTGTTAATGGTATATCTGAAAGGTTATATGATGTAAAAGCTTATTCGCAATCACCTAATGGTATACAAAAAAGAACAGACTACATGGAGGCTTTAATGCAAGACATGAAAATGAAATCTTTTGATGATGAAATAAACGCTAAATTAGGTGTAGATTTAAAAGAAAGTCAAGTCAAAGAACTACCAGAAGACACTGAAGAGCTAGGTATACACATGCAACTTAATTATAAGCAAGCTATTGAGCTAGCAGAAGAACAAGCTTTAAAAGTTTTGTTTGAAGGAAATAAATATGAATTAACTAAAAAAAGGTTTTATTACGATCTTACTGTCTTAGGTATTGGAGCGGTTAAAACAGATTTTACAACTTCAGAAGGTGTAACTATAAAATATGTAGATCCAGCTAATTTGGTTTATTCATATAGTGATTCTCCTTATTTTGATGACATATATTATGTTGGCGAAGTAAAGAGTATCCCTGTGAACGAATTAGCAAAACAATTTCCTCATTTAACAGAAGCTGATCTTGAGGATATAATGAAAAATAAACACAATAACAGGTCTAACTATAATTCAACACATAGTTATGACAAAGAAGATAATAACACTATACAGGTTTTATATTTTAATTATAAAACTTATATGAACGAAGTCTATAAAGTAAAAGAAACTGGTAGTGGTGCTGAAAAAATTATTCCTAAAGACGATTCGTTTAATCCTCCGGAAGATATGGAAGGTGGGTATAGCAGAATATTAAGGTCTATAGAGTGCTTGTATGAAGGCGTTATGATTTTAGGCACAGAAAAACTACTTAAATGGGAAATGGCCACAAACATGATGAGACCTAAAAGTGATTTTACTAAAGTTAAAATGAACTACGCTATTGTAGCACCTAGAATATACAATGGTAAAATAGAAAGTTTAGTAAAACGTATAACTGGTTTTGCTGACATGATACAGTTAACACACTTAAAGTTACAACAGGTTATGTCTAGAATAACGCCAGATGGTGTTTATTTAGATGCGGATGGACTTGCTGAAATAGACTTAGGTAATGGAACAAACTATAATCCTCAAGAAGCATTAAACATGTTCTTCCAAACAGGTAGTGTAATTGGTAGATCTTTTACTTCTGATGGTGATATGAACCCTGGTAAAGTTCCTATTCAAGAAATACAATCAGGAAATGGTGGGGCTAAACTACAGAGTTTAATTGGTACTTATAATTACTATTTACAAATGATTAGAGATACTACAGGGTTAAATGAAGCTAGAGACGGTAGTATGCCAGATAAAAATGCTTTAGTAGGTGTTCAAAAATTAGCCGCTGCAAATTCAAATACAGCAACAAGGCATATTTTACAAGCGGGACTATATTTAACAGCAGAAACGGCAGAGTGTTTATCTTTAAGAGTTTCAGATATATTAGAATATTCTCCAACCGCAGATGCTTTTATACAAGCAATTGGAGCACATAATGTAGCAACTCTTGATGAAATAAAAGAATTACACTTATATGATTTTGGAATATTTATAGAATTACAACCAGATGAAGAAGAAAAAGCCATGTTAGAAAACAATATTCAAATGGCTATTCAACAAAAAAATATAAACGTAGAAGACGCTATTGATTTAAGAGAAATTAGAAACGTAAAACTAGCTAATAAACTTTTAAAGCTACGTAGAAAAAGAAAAGAAGAAAGAGATAGACAATTACAACTGCAAAACATAGAAGCTCAAACTAAGTCTAACAATCAGTCAGCGCAAATGGCTGCACAATTAGATGTTCAAAAAAATCAAGTGTTATTAGAAAACGAAGTTAAGCTACAACAAATGAAAGCTCAAATTGATTCTCAAAAAATGCAGCAAGAAGCAAACCTTAAAAAAGAGTTAATGCAAATGGAATTTGAAATGAACATGCAGCTTAAAAGTGTTGAAGCTGAAGGTTACAAATCAAGAGAGCAAGTAAAAGAAGATAGAAAAGACAAAAGAACAAAATTACAAGCATCTCAACAAAGCGAAATGATTGAACAAAGAAAATCAGGAAAACCACCAAAAAACTTTGAGTCTTCAGGTAATGATTTAATGGAGGGAGGTTTTGATTTAAGTTCTTTTGGACCTAGGTAAATTTATTAATTATTATTATATTATATTATGGAAGAAAAAAATGAAAACGTAGTTGAAGAAACTACACAAGAAAAAATAGAGCAGGTTAACGAAAGTAAATTTGAATCTGCTGGTGATGATAGCATTATTAAAGTAGATCTAAATAATCCACCACCAAAAGAAAAAAATGAAACTAAAGAAGACAACACTGATAACAACGAAGTAGCTGCAGAGTCTAAAAATACCGAGCCTGCACAAGAGCAAGAAGAAACACAACCGGAAGCAGAAGCACAAGAAACTCCAGTATTAGAAGAAATAACTGAAGATTCTACCAAAGAAGAAGTTACTGAAGTAGAAGAAAAAATAGAAGAAGCTGTAGCAGAAGCTGAAGCCACCGGAAAACCACTACCAGAGAATATTCAAAAGTTAATGGACTTTATGGAAGATACTGGGGGTGATTTAAGTGATTATGTAAAACTTAATCAAGATTATAGCAAACTAGATGACAATGCTTTGTTAAGAGAATACTACAAGCAAACAAAACCTCATTTAGATAACGAAGAAATTAACTTCCTTATGGAAGATACGTTCTCTTATGACGAAGATGTAGATGACGATAGAGATATACGTAGAAAGAAATTAGCGCTTAAAGAGCAAGTTGCCAGCGCTAAAAGCCACTTAGACGGGCAAAAGTCTAAATACTATGAAGATATTAAAGCTGGATCGAAACTCACGACTGAACAACAGAAAGCTATAGATTTCTTTAATAGATATAACAAGGAATCAGAAGCAACTCAAAAAACAGTTAAAACAAACTCTGATATTTTTACACAGAAAACCGAGCAGGTTTTTAACGACAAGTTCAAAGGTTTTGAATATAACGTCGGTGACAAGAAATACAGGTTTAATGTAAACAATGCTGAAGAGGTTAAAAACACTCAGAGCGACATAAGCAATTTCACCAAAAAGTTTTTGGATAAGAACTCTGCTTTAACAGACGCTAAGGGTTATCATAAATCTCTGTACACAGCAATGAATGCAGATGCTGTTGCAAAACACTTTTACGAACAAGGAAAAGCAGATGCTATGAAAAATAGTATTGCTAAAGCCAAAAACGTAGATATGAATCCAAGACAAAGTCATGGGAAAATTGAAGCAGGTGGTATGAAGTTCAAGGTGCTAGGGCAAAACTCTTCTGATTTCAAAATTAGAAACAAAAATAAATAACAATTTAAAAATTTAAAATTATGGCAATTACTGCAGGTGGGTCACTTAACTTGACTCCAAGCCCAATCCAATCAACATTAGCTTCAAATTACGTAGATTTTACTACGGCGGCTACTGAAGGATGGGCACAACAATATTTACCAGATCTTATGGAAAAAGAAGCTGAGGTTTTTGGAAACAGAACAATCTCAGGTTTTCTTGCACAAGTAGGAGCTGAAGAGGCTATGACGGCTGATAGAGTCATCTGGTCTGAACAAGGTAGATTACATTTAGCGTACACAGGTACAATAGATGCGTCTGCTTCTGAAGTAACAGTTACAGCTCACGCTGGAACAAATGCAACTTACGTTGCTGGATCTCATGGTTTACGTGTTGGTGATACTTGTTTAGTAGCTTCTGCTACTGTAACGTATCCAGGTAGGGTTACTGTTGTAGCAACTGATGTTGTTACAGTTTTACCTTACACTCAAGGTCACGCAAGTGAAGCTGGTATTGGTATGGGTGACGAGGCTGTTACTATTCTTAAGTATGGTTCTGAATTCCCTAAAGGTTCTGATACTCCATATACTACGGCTAACGAGCCAGATTTCTTATCTTTCACTAACAAGCCAGTTATCTTAAGAGACATGTATCACGTTTCTGGATCAGATGTTTCTGCTGTAGGTTGGGTTGAAGTAGCTGGTGAAGATGGTGCTACTGGTTACTTATGGTACTTAAAAGCTGAAGGTGAAACTAGAATGAGATTTGCTGACAACTGTGAGATGACATGTCTTGAAGGTGTTGAAATCGCAAATGATACAACTCTTGATACACAAACTAACGGTGGCGCTTTACCACAAGGTGGTACTCAAGGTTTATTTGATGCTATTTCTACTAGAGGTAATTCAACTTCTGGTGTTACTGGTGTTAACGCTGCTACTGATTTAGCTGAGTTTGACGCTATTTTAGCTGAGTTTGATTCTCAAGGTGCTATTGAAGAAAACATGATGTTTGTAAACAGAGCTACGTCGTTAGCAATGGATGACATGTTAGCTTCTATGAATTCTTACGGAGCTGGTGGTACTTCTTACGGAGTATTTGACAATTCTGAAGACATGGCATTAAACTTAGGTTTCTCTGGTTTTAGACGTGGATCTTATGACTTCTACAAATCTGACTGGAAATACTTAAACGATGCTGGTACTAGAGGTGCTATTAACGCAAGAGCTACTGCTGATGCAATTAGAGGAGTTATTGTTCCTGCTGGTGTATCTTCAGTTTATGACCAAATGTTAGGAAAAAATCTTAAGAGACCTTTCTTGCACGTACGTTATAGAGCTTCACAAACTGATGATAGAAAAATGAAGACTTGGGTTACTGGTTCTGTTGGAGCTGCTACATCTGAGTTAGATGCAATGCGAGTAAACTACTTATCTGAAAGATGTTTAGTTACTCAAGGCGCTAACAACTTCATGTTAATGCAATAAGCATTTATTATATTAAGGATCGAGGCTTCGGCCTCGACCCTTTATTTTTATTAATTTTATTATATATTATATTATGGCAAAAAAACAAAAAACAGAAAAGGTAGAGGTACCTGTTGTTGAAACACCGGTTGTTGAAACACCAAAACCTAAAAAAGTTGAATCTAAAAAACCTAAATGGGAAATAAAGGATAGGATGTATATGTTAAAAGGCGATAAAAAACCTTTATCTAAAATGATTAAATCTGCAAACATATATTGGTTTGATAAAGAATTAGGTTATGAGAGAGAATTAAAATACTGCGAAAACCAAAGAACAACGTTTGTGGATGAGATGAAAGGTGATCAAAGATTATCTCATATTATTTTTAGAAACGGATACTTAAACGTACCAAAAGAAAAAACAGTATTACAAAAACTACTTTCAAAATACCACCCAATGAACGGTATTATTTATTACGAGTGGAAACCAGAGGCTGTAGCTAACAATGAAGTTCAAAACTTAGAATTAGAAATAGAAGCATTGAACGCCGCTCAATCTATGGATATAGATATGGCTGAAGCTATTATGCGTGTTGAAGTCGGTTCTAAGGTATCAGAAATGAGTTCTAAGGAACTTAAAAGAGATTTACTATTATACGCTAAGAGAAACCCAGAGTTGTTCTTAGAGTTAGTAAACGATGAAAATGTCGTACTTAGAAACTTTGGTATTAGAGCAACTGAAATGGGGATATTAAAATTGTCTTCTGATCAAAGAACTTTTTCATGGGGTTCTAATGACAGAAAGTTAATGAATGTTCCGTTTGATGAACACCCTTATTCAGCTTTAGCCGCTTGGTTTAAAACTGACGAAGGTATGGAGATTTACTCCAATATTGAAAAAAGATTAAATTAATCTAACTGTAGATGC